CGTCACCAACGTATGTTGCTGTACCAGAAACTGCTGCTTGGTTAAATGTTTCTTCAGTTGCTGCTAGTGAACGTAGTGAACCTAGAACTTCCTGATCAATTTCTGCAGTAATTTCTTGTGCTAGAGCAGCCATTACTTCTGCTTCAACGTCGATGCCGTGCATTGACTGTGCGTCTTGAGCTGCTTCAAATGTCCAGCGTGCCTGTAGTTTACGAGTCTTTGCTTCGACTGGCTGCTTTAGGATCTGGATACTTAGTTGTGAACCACCTGTACCTTCTTTTGCTGCAGTTGTGTCACCACGACCTGTTGAAGTCGAACCTGAATATGCTGTAGCAATTTTGAATGGTGATAGTGCTTCGTCACCAGCAACTGTGTTTGTATCAAACGGTGCACTTGCTGTTGAAGTTACACTGTCTGCATAACGAACACGTAGAGTGTGAATTTGTCCAACTGGACCTTGCATTGGCTGAACACCAACGATTTCGTTAGCGATAACAGTTGGCATAACACGACGGATAACTGGTAGGATAACACGGTTAAGTGTTGCTACGTTACCTGCTGCTGATGCACCTGTTGATGCTGCCTCTTTCAAGTATTTGCGTGTGTTCTCTAGAACAACACTCATGCTGTTGCGGCGATTACCTTCTAGACCTTCAAGAAGTGCATCTTTGGTATCGTCCCAACGGCTTTCTAGTAGTACGTCTGACATAATTGTCTCCTCATTTGTACTTTATTTCAAGCCTGCAAGTTTGCGGATGTCAACAATGTTGCTGTCATCTTGAACCTGGACTGTTTTTTGTTCTTTGTTACCAGTAACTTCAGTAATAGTTTCTTTCTTAGATTCTTTTGATTCTTTTATCATTGATTTACCGTCTAATACTGCTGGTAGGTAACGATCGAAAGCAGTCTTCAACTTTGAAGTCTGTACGCTTTCAAGTAGGTCAGTCATAATCGCTGCCTTATCTTTGTTGAGTGGCTTCAATAGTGTATTAAGTGTTTCTTTACGCTCAACACCCTCTTGAATCATAGCAATTTCTTGCTCTTTGCTCTCAACTAGTTTAGCCTTCTCTTCAAGACTCTCATTGATTTGAGCAACTTCTTCAGTAGCCTTAGCGACTGCTGCTTCTAGTTCCTTAATCTTTTGGTTTTCATTGAGGTGACTTGCAGAGAATTCTGTAGCAAAAGTTTCAAAGATTTTACGTCCGAAAGTATTTTCTTTTGCAACCTGAATATCTTCTTTAAGTTGAGTCATTTCACCTTTTAGATAGTCAGTTACTGCTTCGTTTACTGCCTTGCTTGTGTGCTTAACAAACTTTTCTTTGAGTGTGTCAAAATTTGCACGAGCCTCTTTAACTAAACGAACCTTAGTTTCAACAACATCTTGACGATCTTTCTGGAACTCACTGATCTCTTCAGCAAGTTGTGAAGTAACAAACTTTTCGAGTTTGCCAATCAATTCTTGTTGTTGAGCTCTTTCACTGTGTAGTTCTTTAATTTCTTCACTAAGTGTTTTTACTAAGAATGTGTCAAAAGTACCAGTTGCTTCTTGTAGTTTAGCAACTGCTTTTGCACGATCTTCTACTGCCGCTTTACGCTCTTGAGCAATTTGCTCAAGTTCAGTAGTAAGACCTTCAGTAACCATACGATCTAAGGCTTCAACCATAGTAGATTTATCATGCTCATAGCGTTGTGCAAACTCCTCGCGAAGTTCTGCAGTAACCTGCTGACGAGTTTCGTTCATTTTTGCTTCCCATTGTTCAGCAATGGCAGAACGAGTTTCCTCATTAACAAGGTCGCTATCTAGTAGTGGTTTGATAGCATCTAGCATTTGGATCTCCTAGATCTTTAAGTCCCTGATAAGACGAATCATTTCCTCTTTCAGGTATTTTTGCACTTTGGCGTCACCGTTTGCTTCACGAGCAACGTCAAGTACTTTATGCCCCCCACGCATATTAAGTAGTCCTTCGTAAATCGCTACTGGATATGCATTTGGTGCACTGGGTTGTGCCACAACGTCAACTGTGACAATTTCAAAATCACTAACATTACCAGTAGATTCACTTACGTTTCCACTGCCTCTGCTACTGACTCCAAGTTTTACTCCGCTCTCCAACATGGTTTTCACAAGATTACCCATTGGAGTTGGTAGAATCTTTAGTTTGCCGTACCCGTTAGGTCCATCCATCCACATATTTTCAATCATATGTGATACTCGATCAAGGTTAATTTTGAGATCATCTGGATGGTCAACTTCGCCTAATACGCTGTTGCCGGCTTTGATTTGTTCATTAATTGAACTTACAGCATCGGTAATCTCAGAGACAGGGTAAACACGCTCGTTTGCGTTTTTAACCCCGCCCTGGATACAAATGCCTTTCATGTAGAGATCCTTACCACCATTGGCATTTTCAGTTGCTTCAACTATAACGCCTGCTTGGTCAAAAGTTAAGTTCTCTCTCAAGTATAACATAAGAGTTTCCTAATTATACTTTTTTCATATCGGGCTTAGTAGACATACCCATATCTGTTGACTTAGGTGTTGCTCCACCTTTTTCTTCACCAGTTGGATCTACTGCTTTACCGCCCATGTCGTTTTTTCCAGCAACTGGACCTGCTGATCCGTCACCTTCTTCACTAGTTACAGGTGCAGGAGCCTTTTCGGTGTATTCGCGGACCATTTCTTCTGCTTCTTCAAATGCAGATTCCATTTCTTCCTCTTCTTCACCTTCTTCTTCACCTTCTTCTTCGTCGCCCATGTCCATGTCCATGTCCATGTCCATTGCGTCGTCGTCAGCAGCATCGTCACCAGCCATTAGTGCTTCAAATTCTGCTTTCAATTCGTCTAGAGCGTCTTCTAGGTCTACAACACGATCTTCGATTTCTTCGTCGCCTTCGTCATCTTCCATTGAAAGACCTTCTTCGTCGGCTTCGATATCGTCAATCATATCGTCGGCTGCATCGCCACCTAGTTCTGCTTCGTCAAAGTCTGATTCTTCAACTGCTTCATCTTCTTCAACAGTTTCGTCTTCTTCAACTTCTTCAACTGCTTCTTCTACTTCTGCAGTTTCTTCGACTTGATCCTCATCTACTAAACCTTCGTAGATGTCACGTGACTTTTCAACCACGATTTCATGGAACAAATCTTTTGCGCCCTGCTCATCTTCTGCGATAAACAGTTCAATCAATTGTTCAAATTTATTTTGTGACATTTGTTAACTCCTATATTCATAAGGCAATTGTAGTTTTATTTAGTAATAAGGAGTTTTTATGAGAAAAATGCGTACTTTTTGAGCCAAAAAGTAGACTATAGAGATTATTGTGCAGGAGGAGCAGCAAATTGGCGTCTAATTTCTTTAACAGACTCTTGATATTCTGCTGCTTTTAGATCTGCTAGTTTACGCAATTTGCTTAGTTGTTCAAGTGTAAGACGTGTTTTACGGGTATCTGTTTTCATAGCCGCACTGCTATCCTGAATGTTTTCAGGTTCTTTTTTATCATGTAATTCAAATAACAACATATTAATATTTATGCTTCCGGTGTTGCTGCTGGGCCTGCTTGTGTAAGTGGACTTTCTGCTCCTGTTGCACCTGCTTCGCCTGCACCACCTTCTTCTCCACCGCCTTCAGCAGTGTCATCACCTGCTGGCTCTGCATCTGGTTCGAATGCATCCATGTCTGCACTAATACCGCCAGTTGTGACACCTACACTGCGCATACTAGGTAATTCACTTTCAACACTGATATCGGCATTTTCTTCACGCCATAGTTTGCTATTTTCATACATTTCTTCTTCTGTCATACCCAAGTAACGTTGCATTAGGAAACGCTTACTCATATATGGATAACCTTCCAGTGCCTGGAATGTGTTGATTTTAGCCTGGTCCATTTCTGTTTCGCGGTAACTGCTAAAGTTCTGTGGTTCATTAAAACGTAGTTCAAATGTACCATTGTCAATTTCAACACCACGCCACTTTAGGAACATTTTAAATTCTCTATCAAACGTAGCAGCAATTAGTCGCTGTAGACGCATACAATATTCGTTAAAACGTTTTTCCTGTATAAGTGCAGTGCCCACACGACCATCTGTGTAAGCCGCTGGTGATTCTTCAAATCCTGTTGGTAGATAACTTGAAGGGATACGCAAGCCACGGAACAGTTTGTTTGTAAAGTATTTGAGATCATCAATCTCACCTAGGTTAGTACCACCTGGTAGTGTATCAACTTTTGAGCCTCTACCTTCTGCAGTTTGTGGGAAGAAGTAGTCCTCGTTAGTTGACAGTGGATTATATGTTGTATCCATAATGTTTACACCGCCGCCAGTTTTACTAGGAATACGACGCTGATGTATTTCATTTTTAACACGCTCAACAAAACTCATAGCCATATGACTTGGCATATTGCCTACGTCAATATAGAATACTCTGCGTTCCGGAGCACGTTGGATACGATAGATAATAATAGCATCTTCAAGTAGTTCTTTTTGCTTGTATACTTTAAACACTTGTTCGAGGATACTGTTACCAAATGGCCAGTTAGGATCAAGTCCCTCTGTTAGACTAGCATGTACAATATGTTCTGCTTCGACTGCTTTTTCGTTAAGAGCTCTATCAAAACGCCCTTGTGCAGTTGCGCCACCTGAACCATCATACAAGTTACTAGGCTGAATATAACCTCTGTTTTTGTATAGATCACCTTGACTACCTGGGTCAGCAAATGTGTTTGCTGTTGCAGTAAGGTTCTCAAAGTTTGGATTAATGTCTTTGATAACATACTGCTCAGGTTTTTTGCCTTCGCTTTCGTTAACAATAATTTTTGTAACCTTACCCATTTCAGTCCAGAACCATTCAAATGTCTCTGGGTCACGAATAAACACTTGATCTCCGTACTTTAGTACGTTACGGAAAATCTTAAACAAACGTTTGTCAAAATCGTTTAGGTTGTTCCAGTTAATAAGTTGATGTTTGATAATCTCAACTTCACTTTCAGTTGGTGTTTCATGAAAGTGAATGTCAAATCCTGTGCCGTTTTCCACATTAGTTTGTGTGCAAAATTCTGCTAGAATATCCAATGCGGCATTGATTTCGCTGTCAATGTCCATGGTTTCATACTGACCATAACGTTCAGTACGGTTTGGATGTCCTACATAAACCTCAGGTAGATGACTAGCATAGTGACTATAGCGTGTGCCATTGTCTTTACTACCGCCTACAGTTGTAAGAGGACTATCTGTTTTTACTAATGTGAAATGTTTTTTCCAGCTCATGACTTATTTTAACACCTTATTGTGTATTTACCTAATACTATTTTAGTTAGATGCATTATTTTGTGTTGCTGTAACCAAACGATCATTGGATTGTCTAAGTTTTCTAACTTCTTCAACAAGATTAGTTGTTTGTATTTGTGTCTTTTCAGCAATGCCCTTCATACCTGTAAGTGTTGTACCTATCTCACCCATTACGTCTCCCATAGCATCACTTATTTGACCACCTAGGTCTTCACCAAGCACAGTTCTTGTAATGCTGTCCGATATACCACCATCTGTTTGTGTTAGACGTCCTGCTGTGGTTGCAGTGACAATATTGCTGGGAGGAGCTGCTGTGCCTGTAACTGCTGTGCTTTCTCCAATTTGAACCGCCGCGGCTTGTATACCTTGTGCCGCTGCAGTCACGGTATTGCCTAAACTTTCTAATATTACGCCAAGATTACTTTCGTCACGTGGGTCCTCGCCTGGTCTGTATAAACTTTCTATGATAGCACTAATACCAGTAGTGCTAGTCTGTAGTGCAGTTCTAAACTGTATGACTGCGTCTCGAGCAGGATCCACTGCCATTTTGAATCCCATGAGATTAGGTTCAAGTTCTGCTAGTGTATTGTCAATAACACTGTTGGTGGCTTTGTTCATCAATTCAAACTGTGCGTTAAAGTTCTTTTCTGCCATCTGCACAAAACTGTTTGTACTGCCAGCAACACCCAATTTTACAAGATCAGCCATGTTTTGTGTTTCAGCAATAATAGCACCACTACTTGCGGCAACATTTTTCAGTGTTTCTAAACTAGGTTGTAGATCTGCACCGCCTTTTACAGCATTAATTGTGTTACCGATCTCTGTGGTCAATGTACCCATCATTGCGGCTTGTAAGTTACCTTCTTTGGTTACTGGTGCACCAAATGCTACAAACTCTTTGATAAACTGTGTAGCCTGCGGAAACTGTGCGCTTAGTGCTTGCACTGCTTCACGTTCTTTTACACTCATGCCCATTAGGATAGCATTCATTTGTGCATCCTTGCGTTGCATGCGCATCTTTTCTTTTTCTTGCTCCAAGGTAGTGCCGTTAATAGTTGCTAGTGCTTTTTGCTGTACGTTTAGTGCAAACGCACTTCTAGTAACTTCTTGCATGCTCATTGCATTGGTTCCTAGTGCTGGTGTGGCTTCGGCAATCATTCCCAAATATTCTGCTGTAGTGCTGCCTATCTGTTCAAAACTCATGCCCATCGCTTGGTATGCACTGCCGTATTCTCTGATTGCAGTGGCATTTGCAAGTGAAAACATGTTTGCACCTTCTGTGGTCAATCCACCAAACTGACTCATTGCATCTCTACTTTTAGCAATAACATTATTGAACTGTTCCATAGTCAAGCCGGCGTTGTGAGCAAAGTTTCTAAAGTTAAGCATGCTCTGTCCAAACTGTGCACCATTGGCTTGTGCTTTACGAAATTCACCACTCATTTTATCTAGGTCACCAAGTGCTATTCCTAGCCCTGAGAGTGCAGTACCAGCAAGATATGTCGTAGCGGCTTTTATTGCGCCCACCAAAGGACCACCTAATACAGTGCCCAGCGCACCAGCGGCTATACTTCCTTTTTCTTGTACACTTTCGCCTAATTTTGTTAGTGCTGCACCAATACCTTGTGCTGGTTCGTCAATGTTAATGCTTTGTATAGTTCTTGCATAACTGCTGAATGCCGCAGTCACTCCGCTTGCACTCTGCCCTAATCCTCGCACAGCCTGACCTGTCTGGTTGTTGGCCTGGGCTGTGTTCCCGGCGGCACTACCTAACTGACCAATAGCCGCGGTTGCAGCCGCGGTTTCGCCTCTGAGTTGATTGAATATTCCTCGAAATCCAGTGCGTTGATCACTAGCACTGTTGTTAACAGCATCGACCAATCTGTTCAGTGTTTGTTCACTGGCAAAGTTATCTGCTTGGACGGTACCAATGCCTGGTATATCTATACTTGCCAAAATAAAAAACTCCGAGTTATATGCGCATATAAATATATGCACAGTCGTATATTTATACTGTATTTACCTGGAGAAAATCATGGCGGAAGTACCCGAGAGTTTTTCGATGAACCCTGAACAAATTGCACAAATGCAAAATAAGCATAATCCTCTAACCAAATACATGAGGCAACCTGCAATCTATATTAAATTACCCAGTCAAGGAAACTACTGGTTACAAGGCAGTCTTGAAATGCCTGTAAGCGGAGAACTTCCTGTGATGCCAATGAGCACTAAGGATGAAATTGCACTGAACACACCAGATGCACTAATGAATGGACAAGCAGTTGTAGATGTTATCCACAGTTGCGTACCAAACATCAAAAATGCTTGGGCCATACCTATTACAGATTTAGATACTATACTGATTGGTATACGCATTGCTAGTTACGGCGAACGCATGGAGTATCGCAGTACTTGTCCTAGTTGTGAGAATACGGACGACTATGAAGTTGATCTAAGAATGTTCATGGACATGCCAGTAGACATCTCAGGCTATCTAACACCTTTTGAATACAAAGGTATGCAAATCTATCTAAGACCTAATGACTACGAAAGTGTAAACCTGCAAAATCTAGAACAGTTTGAACAGCAACGCATGCTCACACTGATCAACAACACAGACATAGACGAAGCAGAAAAACAACAGCGATTCTACAGTATCTTCAAGACCATGACCAGTTATACAGTAAAAAATGTTAGTGGTACTATACTAAAGATTGTAACACCCGAAGGCGAAACAGTAACAGACAGTGACTTTATTGAAGACTTTGTGACCAACAGCGAACGACAGTTATTTGACCAGGTCAAAAAGAAAGTAGATCTAGTAAACCAGGGCATACCCGACAAGAGTGTTAAACACACCTGCCAAGAGTGCAACCATGAATACACTAGTCCGTTTACATTTGATCAAGCAAGTTTTTTCGAATACGCCTCTTAGCACTAAGCAATCCTGAGATTGAGAGGCTACTTCAGGGATTAGACAAAGAAGTCGATCGCATATACACTACAATTGCCAGTACTTGTTGGTTTATGAGAGGTGGAGTCACTTATTCAGAACTACTCGAACTTCCATTAAGTAGATTCAAATACTTCAACAAAGTGGTTGAAGATAACATGGAACTAAGTGAAAAAGCAAAACAGTTAATAATTTAGGAACGAACTAAAGTTCGTTCATTCATTTCACTTCGTTCATTCATCTTTTTTTAATTGAGCAAAGCGAAAGTTCTATTCGCAGAAGTTGAAGTCATACTTCACCCGTTGCCGGGCAAAGCAATGATTTGGATACTATTCGCATCGTACGTCATCTGTTATAAGAAGATTGCATTGCTGCACGGAGGCGGAGACCCGTTAACCCCCTACTTCAGCCTTCACTGGTAGTCTCGGAACCTTGCACACACCATAACAGCAATGTATGCTCAGCCGCGGTTGCTTTTTCTCAGAGCCGCTATCTTTTAGCCTAAAGTTGGTTTTACTTGTGTCAGCGACGGTTTAGTGCGTAGACCGTAAACGCATAATTTAATTGATTGTGACACTATCTAGCCATTTAATTGTCGATTAAGAATACCTTTACCGTGTACTCTTACTCTAATGTGCCCATTGTAATATTCGTCTGATTCTAGTACTTTGTGGTTGAACTGTTCTCTTGCTTCGATATAACTTAGTTGCGATTTATTTTCACAGTAAAAAAGAATTTCTCGTTTGAAGTTTTCTTTGCCTATTAGTTCTATGTCTGCTGTTAGTTCGTCTGATGAGCCATAATATTCGCGCCAGTCTGATTCTACTGTAGTGCGCCGTTTGTTTTTTCTGCCTTTGAGGGGTGGTTTTGTGCGTTTGAATTGTGCCAGTTTTTTGCCAATGTATTTTCTATTGTTAGTTAAGTTTGTAATCAAATACACAAAGCCCACGGCACCTTCGGGTAGGTCTTCGACGGGTTTGTCATTGTAATACCACGGTTCCATGTGCTTTGTATATATGCATTTTTACATGCTGTTCTTCTTTTCTTGAATTTCGGCACGGCGTGACTTAGTTAGTTTGCCAAGTTCGCCTAGTGCTTTGCGAGCACGAGTTGCTGCAGCCTTAACGCCTTTTTCTTCAAATGCTGCATGTTCTTTCAAATATGCTTCGTATTGTTCTACAATTTGTTCGTGTGACATTTTCTGTCTCCTTAATTTGTTTCATATCCAACTGCATAGTTTTCATCTACAACGCTTGTTCTGCACTTTAGACTACATTCTACCCAAGTGTTATTTTTCATTCCTGTAAAAAATTTTTCCCATAGCTCATGATTTAATATTTGTTCTATAGTTAGTTCATTTTTTACATTTAGTACATGTCTATATTTTTCAAAAAAACTATTTTCATATTTAATAGTTTTGTTTTCAAAACTCATGCTTTGATAAGGAAAACTGGTCCAACTACATGGATGAACTGTTCCTTCTGCATTTACATACATACCTCTATTGCCTACTAAACAAAGCGGCAAAATTCCATTTACTTCTTTTGTATTATAGTACTTCTCTCTGTTAGTTGTCAAGTATTGTTTGGTATCTTGTATACGATTAGTTAAAAGTTGTGTATGTCTTTCATATCTGTCAGTGTTACTAATAAATTCTTGACGAGGTTCTAGTAAATCTTCACCATATGCACCGTCATATTTACTACTAAATTTTGTACTTTTAGTCCATTGTACAGCATCACAACCATTTTTCTTTGCTAATTCTACGATCTTTTGCGTATGATCTTGATTAAAGTTAAAATAGATGGCGGCCCAATTAACAAATGCTGTGCTTTGGTGTCCCATAATATTCATGCCCTGCATAATACTTTCAAAGTTACTGTTTACTCTGTACAAATTATTGGACAATTGATCATACCCGTCAACGCTAAAGTTTACGGTATCGTACTCGTTACTAATTTTAGCAAATTCTTTCCACCAACGTTCTGTTTTATAACTGCCGTTGGTTATTGTGTACACATGGCACTTAGGCTTAATGGTCTTTATGTATTCAACAATTTTTAAATAATCTTTGCAGTATATAGGATCACCAACATCTCCACACATAGTAAAACGTTGCACAAACTCACTAATAAAGTCAGGTGTAAAAGTACGTCTAAATTCTTCTAAACTAATTTCTTTGTTTAGCCAAGGAGTGTCTGGCATCTCTGTTCTCGGACATCTAGGACATCTTAAACTACATTTACTACTTGGCTCAACATGCCAATGATAAAATTGCCATCCGTATTTGTTAATCATATAATGTAACTTCTTTCAAATAAGGTTTTTCTATCATCAGGCTTACCATACTTGCTACTTTGCAAGGATGCATTTTTTCTATATCTAAATGTCCTATTAATGGAGTATCAACAGGCCCTGGGTTAATCAATCCTAATCTGCATGTGCTGGATTGTTTTGCTAGTTTACGAAACACTTGTGCAAGATCTTTCTTATGATCTCTATAAGGCCAGATTTCTTCGTTTTTGTTATGTTCTATTCTCGGATAATCTATTACATAACTACCAATACTTATAATAATTTTAGGCTGGTTTTTCCATTCAAAAAATAATTTTTCTAACAATTTACTTTGATAATTCTCTAAGTAAGCGTTGTTTATAACTATGTCGTAATCTTTTTCAACTAGTTCTTTTACAAGACTTTCTGTATTTGTAATATCCCAGCCTGTTTTTCTGCTATATCCAACACCGGAAAATAGGTTAATGCAAGCAGATCCAATGCCGCTTGTGTGACCTGTAATTGCTATGTTCATACTAGTTCCACATCAGTGTCATAACTGGTAAAGCCGTTCTCTTTGATAACTTTAAGGACATTGTTGACCCTGCCTATAAGTTCATCTTTGTGGCTTACCAGCCAGACACTCTTGTTACGCTCACGGCTCATACGTTTTAGTACGCCCATGGCATTTTCAACACCTGCACTGTCCATGCCGCTATCAACTAGTTCGTCGATGAACAGTAAGTTGATTGGTTGATACAAACTTTCCCAAACATCACGGAATGCCCAACTTAGCGAAAGTATAAGTCTGTTGCGTTCGCCTCGGCTCAGGTTATCAAAGTCCAAGTCTCTGCCCAACTCTTGTATTTCTACACTAAGATCATTTTGGAACACCACTGTGTGCGGCAAGCCAACTGCACCTAAGTACTGCTCCAAACGTGTGTTCAAGTATGCAAGGTTCTGATCAATAATACGTTTTCTTATAAAACTATCTTTATTAGTTAGCAGTTTTAGCAAGAATTCTTGGTGATTCTGTACGCGAGTAAGTTCGTTAACAGCATCCCAATTTATTTCTTGTACTGCAGTTTGTTCCATTTCTACAATTTGTTCTGCGTAAGGGTCACTTTCATCTTGCTTATTTTGTAACTGTGATTCCAGTGTGGATAAGGATGATCTGTGATTGTGTGCGTCAGTGGCATCATCATAGAAAGTTCTTGGTTGCGCAGGAACATCTCTCTGTTGAGTTTTGAGTTCTGTAATTCCTGCTTGTAAGTCTCCAAGGAAACTACTTGCTTCGTCATACTGCTTCTCCGCTTTTTCAATTTGTTTCTGGTGTGTTTCCAAGTGTGTAATACTTTGCTTACAACTACCGCAAACACCTTCACGCAAACTGTTTAGTGCTTTTAGTGTGCGCTCAACATCTTTTTCTGCACGGCTTTCCTGAGCCTGCAAACTGGCAATGTCCTTTTGTAGTTGAGTTTGTTCCGTGTCAAGGACACGCCAGTCAGCAAGTTCTGTGTGTGCTCTCAGTTCAGCGTCAATATCCACATGACTCAAATCTTCAATTGCAGTTTTTAGTCGTGTAATATCTTCATTGAGTTTGTTTTGCCAAAGTGTTTGGCGTCGCTTGAGAGCATCTACTTGTTCTGTAATTTTACCGTTTGCATCTTCTACTGCTTTGATGCGCATTTCTTCTGCTTGGATGCTTGTTTTGGTATTACGAATAAGTTCCTTAAGATTCTCTGCTTTTTCACTGAGAATAGTAATACCCAATAGTTGTTCAATGATAGCACGTTGATCATTTTGGCGCATACTCAAAAACGGTTCACTGTAGGTGTTAAGTGCAAGCACATGTTTGAACATGTCATGACTCATACCTAACAAGTTCTCAATAGCACGTTGTGTTTCTCTGCTATCGCCCTGTGCATTGTCATCTGTTTCTTGTTCGTTGTTGTTGATGTAAAACTTTAATACGTTAGGTTTGCGTCCACGTTCAATACGATACTGTAATCCTTCTTTTTCAAATTCAACTGTAACCAACATGTTTTTACTGTTGGTTTTGTTAATCAAGTTGTCTTTGCGAATGTTTGTAAGTGCATTGCCATACAGCGCATAACTTAGTGCATTAATAATAGTTGTCTTGCCAGTACCATTACGACTGCCTGCATCACCGCCACCAGTGTCCAAGTTTTCACCTAGCACCAGTGTAAGGTCATTGCGGTTAAAGTCAATTGCTTGTGTGGTGTTGCCCACACTCATAAAGTTTTTTACTGTAAGTGTATCTAATTTAAACATTCTATTATTATACAGCCTTAAGCATAGTTTCGCAAATCTTTATATTCAGGAAAGTAATCTTCAAACGTTTGATTTCTATAACGGTCTTTATCATCGTTGAGCCTGAAAAACTCAGTCAGTAGATTCGTGTTGTCAGTAGTTGTCATAAACTCTAGTGCTTGGTGCCAGCCTTTTATTAAACTTTTGCTGTCATAAAAATCTTCGAGATACTCAATGTGTGATAGTATTACCGCTTTTGCATGTTGCTTGTACTTGTTTGGCAGGACAGCAATACTTTGTTCTTCGGGTGCTACTAACGGTTGAAAATTAATTTTGTTGCAATCTAATCCTAAATCCAGCCAACGTTTTTGAAGATCGGGTAAGTTGAAAATATTATATAAACTCAACACACTGCTAATGGAAAAGTTTATATTTGTAAAATCTTTGATAGCATGATAGTTTTGCTCAAGTACTTCGTAGTCTACACCATTCCTTACATAATTACTCTGGGTACCAATAAGATCAATGCTTGCGGCTAAGTTAATGTTGCTAAACTGTTTCCAGTATTCTAAAACATCAAACTTTTTAAAACTTAGCAAACTAAAGTTAGTGTTATAATCAATGTGTATGTCTGTTCTGTTGTGCTTTATGAGTAAATTTAAAATACTGTAATGTTCTTCATTTATTAAAGGCTCGCCGCCTGCAAAGTACACACTGTTAATAGTGCTTATGTTATCTTCTATATACTGTAGTTGTTTGTGTACTAGGTCTTTGTCTAATACCTCGTCTTTGTATTTTGTATTTCTGTATAACTTTATTTCTTCTTGCGCAATACGATTGCTAAACTTGCCACTGCACATCCTGCATTTTAGATTGCATTTATTGCTCAATCTTATATCTAAATGTCTTAGTATAAAGTTTTTTTGATCACTATACTGTGCAAACTTTTTGTTTACAGTTTGTCTATTACTTTTTATCCCTACATCTTCTTTGTACCAGCATGTACTACAAGCATCTGGACGTTGTCCTGCTAACATTTGTTGTTGTATTTTTATAGTGCTAATATCATCTAGATCAGATTCATTAATATTTCCCAAAGGATAGTTTTCATTTCCAACACAACAAGGCATTACAAGTCCTTGGGGATTAACATATTTGTGTATCCATGGTAAGACACAGACTGTGTCTCCTTGATATACTTGCTTGTCGTACTTGCCTTTTACAATAGTATATTGTATAGGATAGGGTTCATTGCTGTAGAGTTTGTGTAAAATCGTAAGTTCTTGCTCGATGTTTACATTTGTTGTAACGATGTGTACAAAGAAGTAAGGAAAGTCTAATCGCTGTAAATCTTTGTGTAATTGTGTTAATAGTTTGCCACAAGCAGTGTCGTTGTTATAACTGTCAGAATAATATTCAATAGTGACAGTTTGTTGCATAGGATCACTGTAATATGCACTAATGTCTTCGCCTATTTGAATAGTAGGCATTATAAATTCCTGTAGATGTCCAGCATTAGTTTACTGTCATATTGTTGACTGTCAATCTGTTCGAGCTGGCTAAACACAATACTATCAACACTTTCAAAGTTAATCTCGCCTTGCACAGTCATGTCCATGTCTTCGACTTTTAGTGGGATCAGACTCATCTCACGCAGACTATACTCATCCATAAAAGTTTCTTTGATAAAGTTTGCTTCTTCATATGAAATGTCAACATCCAAGTTTACACGGGCATATGTTTTAGGACCTAAATACTTTTCTGGCCCTTCTAGCAGTTGACTTATTTTCAACGTGCGATACCGGGGTTGCTCGGGCCAAGCAATGTATTCTCTAGTTCCATCCCAATCCAGCAACATCATTCCTCTGTCATCATCTCCAGCGTCGCTGTAGTTGTGCGGAAATGCATTGCCTGTGTAAACAACATTGTCCTTTTCCTGTCGTTTGTGGAAATGTCCTGTAAACACAGTGCCACAGCGTCCAAAGTCACCAGCGTTTAGTTCACCGTGATCTGGCATCTGCACCATAGCGTTCATATAAAAGTGTGGAAGTTCAAAGTGACCAATCACATAGTCAGCAGTAATTTTCTGCATTTGCTTGTGTTCATCACCTACAAGCCATGGAATAAATGCTACACCGTCTACAGTTGTGATATCATTGTAGAACTGTATGTTTTCAAACTTTTTAATAAACGCAATACTGTTGTAGTCACGTTTGTCGCGATAGTATTCGTCATGATTTCCTGGAATAAAATGAATTGTATCAAACGTTTCATTTAATAATTCCAGTGCTTGTATGCTGTAGTTTAGTGTAGCAACATTGATACTGGCACGTTGATGA